GAGCTTGCGGTCGCGTTCAAGCTGCTCTTTAAACCGTCGGCCGTCGTGCGTGTCGTCAATGATGATGACCGGCTGCGGCACCACTGTGACCGTTCCAACGTCGCCAGTTGCGCTGTTTCCAGACAGTGAAACCGTGATGACCAGGCCAACGGTGCCCGCGGCGCCGGTAGCCCCTGTGCCTGTAACTGGAACCGTTGTGGCCTCGTCCTCGTTGCCAACCTGACCAGTTGCCTGCACGCCGGATAGCGCAATCGTGACGGTCGCGCCAACATTACCCGGCGATCCGGTTGCAGAATTGCCGGTGACGGGCAACGAATCCCATAGGGCATCATCCCAGGTGCCGGTGTCCCATGCGCCTTGTGCCATAGATTAGGCAATGCGGATAAGTGCATTGCTGGCGTCATTGGTCGGCATGGATAGCACAAACGTGCCTGCGGTGATCGTTTGAGCGCCGAAGGTGTGGGCTGAAATTGCCTTATTTGACTGGGTGCTGTTGTAGACGAGCACGCAATCGAACGATGTGGTGAGCGTGACGGTCGTGTAAGTAAAGCTTGCGCTCGGCGTCCAATACGCTGTGGTTCCGCTTGAGGTGGGCGCTGTGGCGTTTGTTGCTGTGACCCCACCGGCACTATAGCCAGCGCCGGAAACCTCGCCTGTGGCGCTGTATGCGGTCGTAGCAGCGTTTACAGTAGCACTTGCCAGATACAGCGCGGCTTTGATCGTGTCCGCGCCCGTTCCTGCCCGAGTAACAGTGGTACCCAGAGCGTGAATGCCGGAGAGGATTTCTGATTTAAAACTGGTGCACATTGCTTGCGTGTTAGCCATTGGGGAAACTCCCTGCCTCGGATATTGAAATCATCGGTTTTTTTAACCTGACATGCGCGGATCTGTGCACCAGCTCGTCGGCAAGCCAGTATTCCACCCATGTCGTGTTTTCGTTGTCGTTGTCGACCGATCCCTCGCGCTTTTCGAGCAGTGAATCGTCCATCTCGCCTTTGGTCGTGGTAACGATCATGCTGCCACCTCCACGCCGACTGCTTTACCGTCAGGACCGCGCACGATGCGTTTAGGCGCTGCCAATGTTTGCATGACACCGCCGATGCGGTTCATGGTTTCGCCATGCATGTTTGCCATGTTCTCGTGCATCTGCGCCATGTGGTCGATGGCCATTTTGACGTTTTCGCCCAGCTCAGCGCTGACCTTCTCGCTTGCGGCCTGTTGCGCTTCGATCATCGGTATATCTAAGCCCGGATTGGCGCCGATCCTTGCCACCATGATCTTAGTTGCCGCTTCCAGTTCGGTGCGCTCTTTTGCGGCCTGCATTTCCATGTTTTTAAGCTGGCCCTCGAATTGCAGCTTTTGCTGTTCCAATTGGCCTGCGTATTGCATTTTCATCTGCTCAATCTGCATCTCTGCTTGCGTTTTGGCTTGCGTCATTTGCATCTCGGCCTGCATCTTAGCCTGGGCGACCTGCGTGTCGGTTTGCACGCGCATCTGATCGGATTGCTGTTGCGCTTGCATCTTCATCATTTCTGGATCGGGCTTCTGTTCCTGCGGTCCGGCTTGTTTCTGTTTCATCTGTTCCAGCGCCACATCGAGCACGCCCTCAATCGGTTTGGCTTGTTTAAAGCCACCGATACCGAATTTGATCAGTTCGACTAGCATCGGCACCAGTTCAGGTGACTGCTGGCCGACTGGTAATGCTTCACGCATGAATCCACCGAATGCGGTCAGAAATTCCACGCGGTCTTTTTTGTTCTGCTGTTCGTCGATTTGCACCAGGCTGTCGGCATCGACCTCGATGCGGAAGTTCCGCAGCGGCTTGTCCTGCATCAGTTGCATGGCCTGCGGGATCATCTGCTGATCGGGCTGGCTCATTTGGCCGGCAGCGGCGTAGAGCATAATCGTTTGCGGTTGGAATTTATTGCACATGACCTGGGCTTTTAGCCGGATCAACTCGCTGGCAAACAGTGCGACTTCCTCCTGCATTGAGCGCAGGCGCAGGCCGGCATACTGACCTTTGATCTGCTGCGCGGTCGCAGTTTCGCTTGCCGCTGAGGCGCCGCGGATAATGTCGCTGATGCCGGTAATCTCGTAAATCTGAGCTTTGATCTCTGTTCTTGCCCGGTAGCAGTTCAGCAACGCATTGGCCAGCTCGTCAATCGGCAGAATGTCGATAGCGCCCTTTAGCCCGCCTTTTTCGCTGAATTGCATCCATTTGTCGACCGGAATCAGCGTGTTGTTGTCGCCCTCGGTCAGCAAGCGTTGCAGCGCCGGCTGGCTGGCGTCGTAAACGCCGCGAATCCGCAGTGCTTTGACGAGTCCATCAATACGGTCGCTGAGAATATCCAGCTCGTTGGCCTGGTCCTGGTAAAGCACAAAGTCCGGCACCGGAATCAAGGTGTCGCTGGTCGTGGTGCTGTAAAGAGGCTTTGAGCATGGAAAGAATCCTTCAAGCTCAAGCGGATCGTCGCGCTCGTCAATCAGCTCGTTGTAGTTCTTCGTAAACCAATAGACCTTGCCGGTTTCTTTATCCCACAGCTCGCACACTTTGGCGCGGGTGCGCTCTTTGTTGCTCTGGCCATAACTCTTGAGCGTTTCCGGTCCTGAGTCCAACGGAATCCTCTTTGACATCTTTTCGCCGAAACGCTCTGTCAGTGCTTCGCGTGTCATGTAGACCCAGCGCCAGACGCAGGTTACTTCCTCCCAAGTGCGTGCGACACTATGCCCAAAATCCTTCCAATGAACGTAGTCGGTAGGGGCGCACTCGTATTCGATTTCTTCTTGCGGCTCAGTCTCTCCCGCGGTGTAGTCCTGATTCTCGGTATTCTCGGCGCCTTTTGCGGTTTGTGTTGGCTCATTGTCAATGTCCTCGGTGACCTGCAAACCATCCTCTGGAACGTCAAGCGTTCGAACGTGCGGCTCATAGCGCACCCAAGCAGTGCCGCGGCCACCGAGGAACCGGTCCTCAACGGCATAGCGCATTGTGGCTCGGAAGTCAGGGTAATGCTCGATCTCGTAATCAAGCGCACGCTCAATCAGCTCAGACGCCACGCGGCCCACCGGATCGTTGTCACCAAACCGGCGCTCGGCCACCGCTTTTGGCAGCTTGGCGTAAACAGCAGGGATCAGCGTCTGCACGTTGGACCACAGAATGTTAAATTTCGCGGTTTCGTTAGTATTCTGGCTGCGATTGTCGTCACGATAGCGTTTGACGATCTTTTCCGCGCGCGCTTCCCACTTCTTGAATTCGTTGTCGTATTGACTGACGATATTCAGGTATTTCTGCACGCCGGTGCTGGTGGCTTCCATTTATTTGTTTTCCTGTGCAAGTAAGTCTGGCGCAGCCACGCCCATAGCGGCAGCAACCGCAGCGTTTCTTCGAAACGGATCAAAGGCGGCAAAGCGGGAACGAAAGTTGTCAGGGTTGACAGATACATAATGCTGTCTTTCTGGGTATTCAAAAACGCCTTGTTTTAACAACCAATCGGGCGTTGGTTCTTGATTAGTAATAATTGCTGATTTATTTTTTTTGAATAATTCAGAAATTAATTCATCATCTGCGGAAACTTTTAATTCATCGTAAGCGTTGTTTAATTTTGAAACTAATGCTTCATCTTTAAAAACAGCCAATGGATATGAAGTACCGCCCGTATCTTTTAATGATGAATACATATTAGTTTCTGGTAAATAATTTGTTGCATAAATTCCTGGGCCTTGAGCACCTGTTCTTGATGGTTTAAATGTTGTTATATCTGGATTATTGCTACCATGCCCCCATCCAAACTCTGCACCCATTGCCGCCGCCCTTTGTTGCGGCGTATTGCCAGCAGGCAACCCCAACCCACCCTGATCTACAGGCAGCGCAGCGCGTTGCTGTGCTAGGCGCAATGCTTCGGCTTGTGGCGCCGCCATCAGTTTACTGCTTACCGCACGCATAGTGCCGAGCACACCAGGTCCAAAGTTCAATGCAGCGTCAATACCTTGCCCAATCATCTCCTGCTTGTTCTCAGGATTCATTTGCGAGAGCACGCCACGCGGCGGATTCTTTAACGCTTCTGCCCATGCAGTCGGCGATACCAAATCGCTGACGTTCTTTTGCACGCCGCGGCCCCATTGGGCGGCAACGTCTAGCGCCCGACCAACCATGCTGTCAGGTTCGGGTGTCGGCAACGCCATGCCTTGCTGGTATCTCAGCGCAGCTGCTAAGCGGTCAGCTTCAGCCATTATTTATTCCTGCTCGATATTGCTGCGGCTTTGCTCTTGCAAGAATGTTGGCGTAAAGCCCAGCCTTGCTCACGAGAAGATACCAACGGCCATGACTTCTACGCCAGCGCCCGTGGTGATCTTCCACGCGCCGTTGGCTGAAACAGCATTAAGTTCGACGTTGTACACGCCGGGGATTACAGACACGCTGGCCGGAAGGACAGTATGCGTGAGAATGCCCGTACCCGTGCCATCGACAATCACAACATTGCCAGTCGCGCCAGTTGTGACCGTGCAGATCAGGCGATGCAGATAGTCGCCTACCGCGCCCGTTGGGCCGAGAACCTGCGCCGACTGTGACGCCGCGATATGCTCATAAAAATACCGATACGGATTGCTTACGCCACTCATAATCTTCCACTCCTAGTTGTTTTCATTGTTGACCACATATCGTTTAATGTAACGGTGTTCTCAGGTCCGACTATCAACGGTTTGATCCGGTCCGGCGGCTTGACTGTCGGCTCGGCACGCCACGCAATCGCCAGCATTCGCATGGCGTCTGCCGGGTGGCTGCACCAATCGTGCCGCGGTGTTTGCCGAAACGCTTTCTTGTCCTCGTCGTATTCGCGCTGATACTGGCGCAGCGCCTCGATGCCCTCGCTGCACCGGTCCTCGTCGAACCAGGTATAGGGCAGCATCATCCGCACCGCCTGGATGCCGTCCTGCACGCTCAGATCCGGCACGATCGCCATGTTGTTGATGCCCAAGTGTTCGGCCATCTGCTCAATCACGCTTTTGCCGCTTGCGGCCAATGTCTTGGCGCGGGCGTCGGGCGGCAGGTAGTGCTTGCCATACTTGTAGGGCTTGCCGGTAACCGTAGCGGCCAGTTCGCTAATGTTGGCGCCGCTGACAGCGTAATAGTCGATAACATGGATCTCGCCGCGGATGACCTGATAGAACCAGATTGCGGTGTCGTCACGATAGCCCAGATCCCATGCGGTATGCACCGGCACCTCGGGCTGGTAGTCGACCCGGGTGATGCGGCCGGTGTCGGTTGCCTCGCGCATCTCGACGCCGAAGAAAGCGCCGAGGATTGCGGCTTCAAAGCTGCACTCATATTCCTGATCAAACTGGTCTTTGCTCAGTTGCGATCTGGCAGCATCCAGTTCGGTGGCCGGCAGCAGGCCCGACTTGCTAGCCGGCAGCTCAAGCAGAAACCAGTCGTCTTTCTGTTTAGCCGCGGTCTGCCGTATGTCGTAAAACTGGTTTTTGCCTTTCGGCGTACCACCAAACACGCACCAGCCCTGTTTGTCACTGAGCGCCGGCCGGACCACGTTACCCCATACGCTAGGCTTGAAGTCGCCGAATTCGTCCAAGTAAACGCCGCTGAAGCCCAGCCCGCGCATAGCGTCTGCGTTGTCGGCGCCGAATAGCCGGATCTTGCTGTTGTTTAACAGCGTGACCGTTAATTCTGCTTCGTTGGCATCCTTGCTGATCGGCCGGCTGTAGTGCTTCAAGTAATCCCAAACCACTGATTTAGCCTGGCTGCGATATGGCGCCACGTAACCGTAAAGCGGCATCGAGTCCTTGCTGGTGAAAGCAGCGCGGATCATGTCGTTGATAGCGGCCACAGTCTTACCAGCTCGCCGGTGCGCGACCAGGCAAGCCCAGCGATGCGTGCGGTTGTGAAAAGGCATAAACGCCCGCCGCGGCGCATATGGGATCTCGACTTTAACGATGTTCACTCGGCCAACCGCCAAGTGGCTTCTACAACCTGCGGCCCGCCATCAGGCCCGCTGACCTCTGCGCGTGACAGTTTAGGCACATGGTATTCAAGCAGATCTGAAAAGCATTTAAAAGCCGCCTGCGGTCCGTCCTGCACTGCGATCTGGTCCAGCCACTCTTGCAACCGGTCAGCGTTGCCGTCAACAAAACGAGCGATCGCCTCTTTGGCGACTATGGTTGCTTTGTTTTGCAATCCTTTAGGCCGGCCCGCCCCTGGCCTTTTGTCGCCTTTTTTAAATTGCCCTGCGTTAGCCATTTTTCTTTTCTGGCATCCGCTTCATAGCCTCGGCCAGCTTCTTGCCCTTATCTGCCTGGTTGAAGTCTTTGGCCACAGAAACCGGCACGCCGACCTTCTTGGCAAACTTCGGATCATGCGCGGCCGCGGCCATCATGCGAGCTTGAGCTGGTGAGCTGGAAGGCATTATTTCAACACCTTCAGCTTATAGATCGTCGAATCAATCAGCTCGCACGCCTCATCAATAATGTTTTGCAGCTGGCTGTCATCAGGCAGCACTTTGCGGATTGAGTCTACAAAATCCTTGATCTTTTCCAAATATTTCAGCGGTGACTTGGCGATATGAAAGTCGGCCGGATACGTTTCGATCACTGAGTAACAACCTTGAAACGCCTCGGCCCAGCGGTCCACGATGTCGACGATGCCTTCGTAGTATTTCTGAAGCGCCTTGTGCTCAGAATAACTTTTAGCCTGCAAGTGCATGAAATGGGCGTTCGTGCCGCTATGAAACAGCACAGACACAAACAGCGCAGCGTTCTTCTGATGGTCCAAAAGCGCCCTTTCGTAAGGCAACGGCGACCGCCGGGTGGATGCCCGCAACATCCAAGCCGCCGTTTAGCGGGTTTGCGTTTTACGGAGGAGATCTACGCCCACCCAGTTTAGTGCACAATAATTCAGCACGCAAGCCAAAAATTCAGGATAAATCGACAATTCTCATAACATACTTGCCGGCTGCGTTTTTTCGCCAACCGTGGACAAAAATTTTCCACCCCGCCTCCCGCACTCTGCCCAGGTGTGGGCTGGCCTCAATCTTCTTAACCCGGCTAGACACGCCGCTGGCCGTGACCTGCACTGCCAGTGTCTCATCTCGTCGGATTGCCAGCAGGTCGATAAACCCGAACAGATCCTGCCGGATACGGGCAAACGGCTGCCAATGCTCAACGATAGCCACTAAATAGCCTTCATCCCTTAAATATTTCAAACTACGTTGTGTTGGTGTCATTTCGGCCACTCCACATCTTCCGCACTTAAAAAGTCTCCGCAAAACTCATCTTCAAATGTTATTGGAAACATTGAAGCAATTGAAACAGAAGAATATTCTATTCCTCCTTCTGGATGTTCTTTTACAAAATTTTGCACAATTATAGGCGGGCTTTTGTGGCAATACCCGCTCCCACTTTCACGCTTAACATTTTCAAAATACGCACAAAAAGAACAATTGCCCATTTTCTTTTTCATTATTTTCTCCATTTAATTGCCTAATAAATAATCAATCGTTTCCTGTTTCCCAATTGTTTCCGGAAACGAGAATAAGGGAGGGGGTGTGGGTGTGTTGTAAAACACACACCACCCCATTCCCCGATCGTTTCCCGTTTCCGTATCCCTAAGGGCGGAAACGATCGGAAATGAGGCAAATTAGCCTCCAAAGGTTACCCCTAATTCCTTTTTGCCAGAATCGGTCAGATGGATCAAAGAGCTGCTACCGTTTCCGGTAGAAATAAGAAAACCATCCTCAATCCATCCATTAATCATCACGCTGAAATTGGCTGTATTCACCTTCACCTCTAAACGTAAATTACGAGTTGACTGCGGCCCCTTGTCCTTAATTATCCTGGCCACCTGCTTGAATTTCTCCATATTCCGTTGAGCCGGTGTCTTTTTAGACGTTTCCAGCGTCGTGAACCGATACCCGTCACGCATGATGTAAACCGGATCAATGGTGCGGCGTAACAGACTGCCGCGGGTGTCGACCAGCTCGAGCACCACCGATCCGTGATCAAGCGCGAAATCGTCCAGAACCGAGAAATTGAGCATTTTCCGCGCGTCCTCGGTTTTGACGGTGCTCAAGTTCAGCACAAACCGCAGATTGTCGGCCAGCGCCCCGCTGCCGGCGCCGCTGTATTGGTCGACCACGCCCTCGCGGGCGCCCTGCTTGGTGCCGTGGTGGTTGACGATCGCCGCACACCCGCAGGCGTCTGCCACGCTGGTGATAGCTTTTGTGGCCACGGTGACGAGCTGGTCGTCGTTGGTTGTGCCGCCAGCAAACTGCCGCAGGGTATCAAGCGCCACGCAGCGCAGGTTTTGGATTTCCGATAATCCCTCAATTAATGCCTGGTCCAAGCCGGTCGACGAAAAACTCTGGCCATCCTTTTGAGCAAATTTAATGGTCATTTTCATGGACCGCAGGGAAATCAACCGCACGTTTGCTCGAATAATCTCAACTTGCGCTGCCGAAAATGCCTTTTCCCGCAGGATCATGGCAAAGCAGGCATCAAGATCTTCCTGCGCGTCGTCCAGACTGAGCAAAACAAAAGCGCCCTGTGTGACCGTCATGCCGAACCAAGCGCCGCCAAGTGCCGTTTCAATGCCCAGCAGCATCAGGATAGACGTTTTGCCGGTGCCGCCTTGCGAAACTAAACTGCCGGCCAGATGGGATTGAATTAATCCCTCAACATAATATTTAATCTCGCGAATCTCAGTAACCTGCGCCGCATCTGCCGGTTTCCATGATTTAAGACGCTCAATGATCTCTGATTTGCCCTTCCCCGCTGGTGTAGACGCGTCAGGATCGTTTATTTGCTTCTCTTTGAGCTTCTCTACCGCCGTCGTCACCGAGCGCGGTATATCGTCGTAGCGTGCCTTCCAGCGGTCATCTTTAGCCACCAGGGAGGATTCCATCAAGCCCCTAAGTGTGCTCACCACGGTGCCGGGGTGCGTGCCGCAGGCAACCAGGCTAAACGCCATCTCGTTGATCGATTCGTGCAGCCGTTCGCCGCGCACGATATTGCTGGCCGTCAGGCGCAGCAGATCGGCCTGACCATCGTAGATTGAGCTTTTGCTGTCGGCCGGCGCCGCTTCTTTGATCTTCCGCAGCTCGTCTACGTCGATCCCGAATACTGCCGCGGCATCGGCCAGAGAAAGCACGCAGTCGGCGTTCCAGACGGCGAGCTGGTGATCCCACGGCCCCGTTTCCCGCGGTTTCTGATTCTGACCGACCGGCAGCCGAACGTAGCGCACCGAATTGTTGCCGCTGGCGTCTGCTCGCAACAGCCCATTCTCGGCCATGCGCGTGACGATGGAGTCGACCAGGCTGCGGTTCTTGGCGTCTGGATCGTCCTTGTCGATAAAGATGCCGATCTGGGCTTTGCCTGGTGACGTGTTGAGCACATAAGACACGGTGCCTTTTATGTCGTCGATCAGCGCATCGTCGGCAACCAGGACAAGGATCTGCTCAAAGTTCGCCTTCCTGCGCCGGATCTCGCCATCTGCGGTCGGCGACAGTGCCGCCACCGAGAAATAGGAATTCACGGTGACCATCGAGTCGACCAGCGCATGACGGTCAGGTCGGTAGGGGCGCCCGAACCAATTGCCGCTATCTGTCAGATCGGGGTTCCCGTAGAACGAGGTAACCCATAGGCTAGACTTCTCGGGAATACCGGCATAGAGCAGTTGCAGGAATTCGCTGTTCTTGACGCTGGCTTTTGCAGCGCCTTTGTCTGTGTCTGTCATGATCATAGGATGACGCGCATGGAATGCCAGCCGATATACGTGGTGCCTTTGTATTGCTGGATCGATAGCACTGGCTCGGCCGGACACTGCTCGCAGTAAAACTTGATCTGCAACCAATTACCACCGTTTGGATCGTCATCCTGTGGTTCAAGAGGGGGTTCCTGATGCAAATTATTGCAGTTGCAGTTTGGGCAAAGCAGAGAGCTGCCAAGAGAATCAACTTCATTTTCTGTCTTGATAAAGGTTGCCATTTTCTTTTCCTTTAAATGTCCTGCGTCCGATGATAAACCGGCCCAGCAATCTGACCGCTGCCACTCGTTGACTTGCGCCTGTAAGTCTTGCGGCAGTCTTTGCAGACAAAACTTTGACCAGCGGCCCGTTCAATTGTCTGAAAGCCCTTACCACCGCAGAAAGAACAGGTCATGTCCGGTGGTCTGATTACCCTTTTTACGTTCATTTCCCCGCCTTCCGGCGCCACCGCCCAGGATAGAGTGCCGGATCTACCCGCAGGCGCCCGTTCGTCAGGATCTGTAATTTGTAGGCGGCGCCCTCTGGCACCGCATCGCCCCATTTAGCCACCGCCTGGGTGCTAATCCCTAGTCGTTCGGCCAGTGCTCGGCGCCCGTCAAAGTATGTCACCGCATCGCTTGTTCGCATCGAATTTGAACCCCTATAAAATAGTTGCAGAAAGTTGTTGACAACCTGTTTCTGCCCGATTATATTGTGAGCCATGCAGTAACGCAACAGAAGAAACCAACCGACCCACCAACCGAAAGGAAACAAAATGAGCAAAGCAGAAATGAAAAAAGAGTTTGAAATTTACTACGCAGCTTTAGTTGAAGATGGAAAATTGGAAGGAGCAAAGTTCAACAAAGCAGAGCAGTGGGAATGGTTCCAAGAACAACAAGCATTGCAAGATTAATTACAGCCGCCCCTTCGGGGGCGCAAACTACCAACCGACCGAAAGGAAACAAAATGAAAATCGCAACCAACAATCTCAACATCGAAGTCGCTTCCGATCTTTACTCAGCCGGGTTTACCGTTGACGGCGACGAATACATCGCAGAGTTTTATTATATTTGCGCCGAAGATAAAGACGGCAACCGTTATCGCATCGGCGCATTTAACGGCGCTAAAAAATCATTTGATGACGAAGAAGGCGAAGTGCATTTCGAAGATACTCGCAAAGAGGCTTATGCAACCGCCCGTAAATTGTTGGACCGCATCAAAGAAGCTGGCGTAATCGATACTCAGTTTTGGCGCGAAGATCGTCCGGTTTACGGTTCCAAAGCGTATCAACAGTATGGTCAGGCCGACGATATAGCCTGGGAAAAGAAATTCGCAGCGTAACAAACCGCCCCCTCGGGGGCGCACCCAACCGACCAACCGAAAGGAAATGAAAATGCAAACACCAGAACGTTGCAACTGCGGCAGCGAAGATTGCCCCCGCTGCTATCCCTTAAGCCGTCAAGCCTGCGAAATCTCAGACGACGATCGCGCAGGCGCCCTTGATGCCATCGTCGAGGAAGTGCTCGACACCGGCAAGTTCCCGCAGCTCGGCCGCACCGAGGTTGACCTTTACGAATTTGTAAGCGAGGAATTAGACAGCAGCTTTGCTTATGAGCTGGTGGTCGCTGCCCTCGGAAACAACAAACCCGCCCTTGAAGCTCGCATTGAACGCCTCTACGACAAAGTGCAGGCCATGCTCAAGAAACATCTGGAAGATTCGGATTGCGTCGAAGAAATGGCGCAAGACATAGCCGACGATCGGGGGCAAATATGAAACAGATTATTCTTGATTGTGTTTTGGGATTGGTGACATTTGCATCACTTTGGATTTTTGTTGTTCTGTTGTTTTCGCTTAATTAACGGAGGAATCGAATCATGGCTATAAACTTGCAATCAGTAAGCCGCAACACCAGCATCCAGCCGCCCCGCATTATGGTCTACGGCCCGCATGGGTTGGGCAAGACAACCTTCGGCGCCAGCGCACCGAACCCGATCTTCATCTTGACTGAGGATGGATTGGGGCGCCTCGAAGCGGATCATTTCCCGCTGGCAACCAAGTTTTCAGATGTTCAGGAATCCTTAAAAGCTCTGCAAGGCGAGCACGATTTCCAGACGGTCGTCATTGACAGCTTGGATTGGCTTGACAACCTGATTTGGGAACAGATCAACACGCAGTATGAAGCAAAAGACCTTGCCTACGGCAAAGGCGCCGTGATCGCTGCGGATCTCTGGCGCAAAGTTTTAGACGATCTGACCGCCCTGCGTAGCAAAGGCATGGCCAGCATCCTGCTGGCACACTGCGAAATCAAGCGGTTTGACAGCCCCGAGGTTGAGCCTTACGAGCGTTATCAACCCAAACTGCAAGCCCGCAGCAGCGCACTGGTGCAGGAATGGTGCGATGTAGTGGGCTTTGCAAACTACAAGACGATTGTCAAATCGTCAGATGTGGGCTTCAACAACAAAGTAAGCCGCGGCATCAGCACCGGCGAGCGCCTGCTCTACACCAGCGAGAAACCGGCCTACCTTGCAAAGAATCGTTACAGCCTGCCGGACAGCCTGCCGCTTGATTGGTCGGCCCTAGCAGATGCAATGACAACCGCAGCACCCAACCAAACCAAAGGAAAATAACATGGCCTCACTTAATTTCAACGCCGCAGCTGTAGAACCGCAACAGTCGTTTGACGCCCTCCCCGCCGGTCGCTATGAGGTGATCATCACCGACAGCGAGATGAAGGAAACCAAAGCAGGCACCGGCGCCTACTTGATGCTGACCATGGAGGTGATCGGCGACACCAAGCACAGCAACCGGAAACTCTGGACCAGGTTGAATCTGGTCAACCCCAACGCGACCGCGGTACAGATTGCCGAGCGCGAGCTGTCGGCTATTTGTCACTGCGTCGGCATCATGGAACCAGGCGACAGCGAGGAATTGCACAATATCCCGCTGACGGTGGATGTGGTGCAGGAGCTGAACCCGCAGTCAGGCCAGATGACCAACCGCATTAAAGGTTATTCGACGGCCACTGGCGCACCGGCGCCTAAACCGTCAGCAGCTAAACCGGCAGCACCCGCAGGCTTTGCCACTGGCAAGGTTGCACCCGCAGCTCCCTGGGCAAAGAAGTAATCATGAAAACACTTGCTGAAAGGTTCATAGAGAAAACAATTCCGGTGCCTTTCAGTGGGTGCTGGATTTGGATTGGGGCATTTGACAATGCAGGAGGTTATGGAAGTTTTTATTTATACGGAAAGCACGTTGGTGCACATCGGGCATCTTGGTTAATAAACAAAGGGAAAATACCGGATGAGATGTGCGTATGTCATACATGCGATGTTAGAGCTTGCGTAAATCCAAATCATTTATTTATTGGATCGCAAAAAGATAATATACATGACATGATTAAAAAAGGCAGGCAGGTTGTTTATGATATGAATGGGATTAAAAATCCTATGTATAAAAAAACTCATAATTTAATAACTAAAAAATTAATGAAAGAAAAGAAAGAAGGAAAATATATAGGTGCATTACATCCAAGAGCGCAAATAAATGAAGATCAAGTATTAAAAATTAGAGAGTTAAAAAATAATGGTTTAACAAATAAAAATATATCAGATCATCTTCAAATAAGTTTTCATGTAGTTAATAACATAATAAGAAGGAAAACATGGAGGCACGTATGAATATATCAGAATTAATATATAAACATTATGAAAAAGTTACAGATCAAAATGGCAGATCGCATTTGGGCGCATCTGAAATTGGTTTGGAATGTGATAGGGCATTGTGGTTGTCGTTTAGATGGGCTAAACCGGCCAATTTTGATGGTCGGATGTTAAGATTATTTGAATCTGGAAACCATCAAGAACCAAGAATTATTAAAAATTTACGTGATATTGGTTTGATAGTATGGGATAAAAACGAAGATGGTAGCCAGTTTAAGTATTCCGCTGTTGGTGGTCATTTTTCTGGAAGTCTTGACGGAGTTATTTCCGGATTAACAGAAAATCCAGAAGAACCATTTTTGTTGGAAATAAAGACCGCAAACGCCAAGTCGTTTTCGGCAATGGTCAAAAAAGGCGTAAAGGAGGCCAAGCCGCAACACTGGGTGCAGATGCAAGTATACATGGGCTGGGCAAATCTCACTCGCGCCATGTATCTGATGGTCAACAAAGACACCGACGAGATCCACGCCGAGCGCATCGAATTCGACAAAGACGCCTTTGACCAGGCCATTCAACGAGCCGAGCGCATCATCACGGCGCCGGAACCCGCGGTGACGCTGGCCGACGATGCCACGAATTTCACCTGCAAGTTTTGCCGCTTTAAATCGCAATGTTACGAAACGGAAGCGCCCGCCGTGAGTTGCCGAACCTGCGCCCACAGCACCCCTGAAACTGACGGAGAGGCCCGCTGGTCGTGTGCACAAGGCAAACCTGACATGGATGTATCAGCCCAGCGTGCCGGATGCGGAGAGCACCGCCACATTCCAATGCTGTTGGGTAGATTTGCAGAATTGATGGATGCAACCAACAATAACCTGCTGACCTACCGCAACAAGCTGACCGGCACCGAGTTTGCCCAGCCGGTTTATACCAGCCAGGACATAACCAACATTGCCGACAAATCCCTGCTGGGCGATTTTGCCTTGACCGCCATCAAGACGGAGTTTGATTGCGACATTACGCAGTCACAGCCGGTTGACCACTTTGCGGATCTGGTCGACGATCTGCCTTGGGAAAAAGCCGACAAACCGACAAAAGCCAAAAAGGTGACGAAATGAGCACAAACGCATTTGATGAGCTTGAGCGCCAATTCTCGCAGGATCTCGATCGCTGGGAAACAGCCCGAGAGCAGCGCCAGAAACGCCAGATCGTTATTGCAGCCTGCCCATTCTGCGGTAATGAGGATGTCCTGGTCGACGAAGTTAAGCCGAATGTGATCGCCATCTGTTGTGAAGAATGCCAGATGATCGGCCCCCACCACGATACTGACCAGCCCCTTGAGGTTGCCATCCAACGTTGGAACGAGAGGAAATCATGAACGACAAACTGCAAGCCGCCATAGCCTACCTGCGCGAGCGCAAGATCTATGTAGTTGATGCTGGCAACAAGTTTGTGCCGACGCCCGTAGCGCACACCGACGTGTCTGCCACGATGCGCCGCTATGAGATACAAGTGTTGGGGCTTAACAACGTGAAGAAGGCCCGGCGATGATCGCCCCAGTCTGCCAGTCCTGCCGACGGGAGGCAGGCTACAAGCTGGTCAAGATCACAAAAGGCACGCGCAGGATTTGGAAGTGCAAAAGCTGTTTTGAGCGCAAAAGCGTGTCTTTTTTAGCCGTAAAAGATCGGAGGATTTACAAATGATCAACTGGAAAGATGTGTATGGTAAAAAACAGCAATGGCAAGTTCATACGCCACACTGCAAACACTGCTACCGCGAGGGCTTTTTTGATGCTGGCGTAACCGGCCTGATAATCATTTTTGCGCTGATTATGCTTTACGGAATTGAGGTGATGAAATGACACACGAAGAAATAATTGCGGCGCGGGAAGCCTTTATTAAGCGTGGCTTTTGGCCCAACGAAGTGATGTGGGGCTGCTGGAGAGATGCGTGGGATGCTGGAGTAGAAGCCCAGCGTGAACGGTGCGCGAAGATCGTTGAGCGATACACCGGCGCATGGAATGACGAGGGGTTCTCGCTGGCAGCCGCAATCAGAAAGGGTGAAAAGGAATCCTTAACAGTTGAAGCGCGGAAGCCGGTGCCGGAGTTTGAGTTGATTGAAAAATGGGAGGGGGAATGATGACTGACAAACTGAGAGAGTATAAGAAATTACTGTTTATGATTATCGCGCCGTTTATTATTGGTGCGTGGTGTGTAATGAATCCACGCAAAGTTTGGGAACAGGCTAAAAAAGATTGGGGTTAAAGAATGACTGACAAACTGAGAGAGGCCGCTAAAACAAAAATGACACTGGCAGAATTACGCAACATGATAAGAATGTCCAACACAATTACATTTGCAAAACATATGAAACGTGCGGAGCCGGAGGAAATAGAACGAGTGTTTCTTGCTTGCATCAACGAGTGGTTACGTGGAGATGACGAGCTAACAAGATTAAAACGGAAAAAAAACACATGAAATACGAAAACATTGGAACCGTCAAACGTCTTGATTTTGACCACCTGGACATGTTAGTCAGCGAGCGCATCGGTGCGTTGAAACTGTTAGCGCAGGGCGTACAGGAGTCTGCTGTAAATGAGGAGATCTGCCGCGACCTGATACTGCCCTGCGTCTATGCGCTGGCGCAGTTTATTGAGTCGGTAAAGATTGAGGAGAAGAACGACTAACCCATCATCTGCTCTGCCGCATCCTGAACGTGCGCCACACGATTAAGCCAGCCTTTCCCAAACGTGCCAAAAGTCGGCAGACTTTGATAAAACGCTTCCTTGCCCAGGCTAAACGCCTCCAGCAGCTCGACGGGATCGGCAGCGGTCGCAGCAGCGATCGTGGCCCTGCCGATAGCACCATCAGCGGTGACACCTAGCGCCGCCTGTAGCAGCTTTGCGGCCCTTCCACTGCCCATGTTCACGGCAGCATCGAACACCGCGTAGTCCACGCCTCGGGGCAGATCGCTACACTTGCAAGCATCCCAGTATCGCGCTTTGTATAGCGGCATCACCAATTCTGGCGTGAGCGAGCGCATCTCGGCCTCGTCAACTTCATGCTTCACCCACTCTTTCCAGACATTGCGCGTCACGCCAAGATTAGTCATGCCGCCGGGGTCACGCGGATGATTCACGAAGCCGCCTTCTGATTTTAGGATCAGCGCCAGTGACGCAGGCCAATTACTTAACATTGTTGTCCTCATTTGCATTTGAGAATTTTATTCCTGCCAGCAGTCCGATAAACCCGCCAATGATTGTTTGAAACGCGGGAGCCAGCAGTTTGAA